TCAGCTACTCTTCATCACGGGCGTGTCGGTCATGAACCGCAGGACCGCGCTGACTATGCCGATCCCGGTCACGACATAGCCGGCAGTTTCCGAGCCGAGCAGGCTCACCCAGTCGGCGGCCTGAAGCACGCCGACAAGCGCCACGCCGGCGCTGAAGATCAGGGTCTTCCATCCTTTGAGCATGAGAACCTCCGAAAAGAGCGCCGCGTTCACGGCTGGGCGCGTGAGCCGATTCACGCAGCGGATGACAGCACCGAGGAAGCCGTCACCCGCAGGCGGAAAGAGGCGAAAACGGGCGGAAAGGATCAGGCTTCGTTCAGCGACAGCGCGCCGGTCGCTTCGAGGTGGATCGGCCGCACGTTGGCAGGCTGGACGCGATAGAGCGGCCGGCTCGCGGCATAGAGGCGGGCCTTGGCGACCCGCGTGATGCACACGCGATCGGACTGGTTGCCGCCCAAGATGTGGAAGGCGGACGCGTCCTCGCCGACATAGAGGCCGACGTGACCACCGCCGTTGCGCACGAACACGAGCACGTCGCCGAGCGCCGGCCCCGGCGATTTCGCGCCAAAGGCCGACCACGACAGCGCCCAGAGCGGATGCTTCGGTATCTCCTTGCCGGCTCGCTTGGCCACCACCGCCATGAACAGGCCGCACCACGGGATGCTATCGGCCTTGTAAACATCGGCGACCTCGCCGCCGACCTCCTTCGCCCAGGCGACGATGGTCGGGTTGTTCGCCGATCCGGGCGCTTCCAGGGTGCCGTAGAGCTTGAGCGCCTCGACGATCATCTTCGGGCCGGGCTCGCGCGCGAGCCAGCCATAGCGGGATGGCAGCATTTCCTCTCTCCTGAAACGACGAAGCCCGCCGGAATGGCGGGCTTGCGTTGGGGTTCGCGATTGTGGGAACGCGGCGCTATTCGCCGCCGTGGCGCTGGTCGATCACGCGGTCGATCTTCTTCTCGATCTTGTCGAGATGGGCCATGATCCGCGCTTCGACCTCCTTGAGATAGGTGACCGAAACGAAGCTCGTGGCGACGAGCAGCTTGTAGTTCGCGAGCTCGTCCTTCAGCGCGCGCATCGCCTTATCGACATCGTCTCGATCATGGAAGCGAAGCCAGAACAGCGCGCCCACGACCGGGATGCCGATCACCGTGATCCACCATTGCAGGTCCATTGTTCTCCTTGCCTCCCGGTTCACTCGAATTCCCAGACGACGACCAATCCGGCCGCTCCAACCGCACCAGCCTGCGCGGTAGCGCTGTTGGTCGCGGCGCCTGACGCACCCGATCCTCGCGAATTGCCCGCCGAGCCGGCGGCGTTGCCGATGTTGCCGCGCGCGCCACCACCGAAGAACCCGGTGCCACCGTTCCCGGAGATCCCGACCGAGCCGCTGAGGCGGATGCCGTGGCTCCCAGGCGCCCCGGCGAAGTCGTAGTCGCCCGAGGCTCCTTGCCCGCCAAGGCCGCCCTGCGAGACGGCGACCGCGGTGCCGGCCGTCATGCCGGCGCCGCCGCCACCACCGGTCGCCGAGCAATGCGCGCCGAAACTCGACGTGCCACCGGTGCCGCCCGCGGTGCCTGTGTTGGCGCCGGCGGTCCCGCCAGTGCCAACGGTCACAGCGACCGAGGCGATGGCGGTTACGTCGATCAGCTTCCGGCTATAGCCACCACCGGCCCCGCCGGCGCCGACCGCAACGCTTGAAGCGGCGCCGGTGCAGCCGCCGGACCCGCCGCCGGCGCCAAGCACCTCGACGAGCGCGAAGCGGATTCCGGTTGGCCGGTTCCAGGTGCCGTTGGCGCTGAAATACTGGAAGGACTTCAACCGGCCGCCGCCGGCGATGCCGCCAGCCAGCGGCGTGATCAGTCCCGACGCTGCAGAAATCTTGAAGGACTGGAACCAGCTCGATCCGTCCGGCGAAACCTTGAAGGAGAAGTCGTCGTCGCCGGTAAGGCCGATTTCCGCCCGGCCCGAATAGTTGGTCTGGAAAAGAAGGGAGGCGGTGTCACCGGCCGCCTCCTTGCTGAGCTTGACCTGAATGTCGCCGTTGCCGCCATTGGCCGCCCTCAGCGCATCGAACAGGACCGCATTGGTTTTCGCGGCGAGCTTGTTGGTGGTGTCGGCCGTCGTGTTAACGCCAAGCATAGGCAGGTTCTGGAACGAAAGGAGCGTGCTCCAATCGACCCACGATGCGCCGGTGTAGATCAGGATCGCCTGCTCGTCGGCGACGTAGGCGATCAGACCCTTGAGCGGGCTGTAGAACCGCCATGCGCCATCGACCGAGTAGGCAAGCTTGCCGGCCTGCCCGGCCCAGGCGCCGGTCGGGCTCGCAGGGACCAGATAGGTGTCGCCATCGACCGGGCTTCCAGGCGGTGTCGCGAGGTCCCGGTCGAGGACAAAGAGGTCAACGAGCGCATCGATCTGTATTAGCGCATCGTTGTGCGTGACCTCCTTCTGCGCCTGCCCTTGTGCAATGAAGGGCAGGCCGAAGCGTGGCGTTGGCATGTTCGGTTCCTGAAGACGGAAGGTTGGTTTAGAGCGAGGCGCTAGCGGGCCAGCCGCGGCCGACGACGGCCGAGAGCTGATAAACGCTCATCGCAATAGACGACTGCGGCGCACCGAAGTCAGCGGTCTGTTGCGCGGCGGTGTAGGTCGCGACCGGCGAGTTCACCGACAGCGTGCGAACGACATCCGCGCCATCGAGAATGTCGATTTCGTAGCGCTCGGTTTCTTCGTTGAGCGGCACGTCGGCGCCGTCGGTCCAGACGCCACCGAAGCGGGTGCGCCGGACCCATGTGATCGAAAGGTCGCCCGAAGCGTTGCGGGCACCGCCCACGTGCACCGGAGACCACGGCATCAGACCGACGCAACGCGCCGTGAACGTGGCCTGCTGCCAGGCGACATCGGAGGGATCGAGCCCGCTCGGTCCCCATTTGTAGAAGCGCGCCACCCCGCGCTCGGCGAGCGCCGCCTGAATTTGCGCGATGGCGCCGTCGAGCACGACAATGCGTGCGCCGGCCGCGACCGGCGACCGCATGGCGTTTTCGGACCCAAGCCGGCCGCGGAGCAGCTTGGTCAGGTCATAGACGCCGGGATCGACCAGCGTAGCGGTGCAGAATTGAAGGATTTCCCAATCGCCCGCCGCGTTCCTGATCGCGATGGCGTTGGCACGGCCGGCAAGCACCGTATCCTCCGACACGCTCGCCAATTCACCGGAATAGAGCTTCACGCGCAGCGTATTGACGATGTCGAAGTAGTCGGTCGGTCCCGACCAGAAATCGAAAATCGTCTCGCCGATCGTTGCCCGGATCGGCAGCACCGTGTCCAAGGCAAAGCTGTCGCTCGTCGGGCTGTCCATCAGCGTGATGCCGGCAAAGGGCGAGGCCGAGACACCAACATAGGGCGCGAAGCCGATATCGCCGTCGCGCAGCATCGGCAAATCGAGCAATTCGAGGATCGCGTTGCCGTAGACGGGCGGCGGCTCGAACACCGGCACGGTGTTGCCCGGCAGCGGAGGGGCATAGATCGCGCCTTCGCACCGCTGGGCTTCCATGGCGCGCGACCATGCATCGTTGATCCGCGTGAGCCTGAACTCGCGCGGCCGTCCGTCGATGACGAGATTGATCACATCGCCCGCGTCGATTGCGATCCGATCCGGCGGCAAGGCGTATTTTGAGGTTTCGCGACCGACCCATGCTTCGGCCAAGGTTCGATCGGCGATGATCTGCGCCTGGATCTCGTCCATCACCAGCGGGACGGTGACATCGGTCCTGCGCTCCGAATAGCCGGCGATGCGGCTCGCGGAGACCGTGCCGCTTTCGTATTTCTTGCTCCCGTCGATGAAGGTGATCGAAACCACATCGGGCAGGTCCGTCTCCTGCGCGCGGGTCAGCTTCACCATGTCGCCCTGCTCGGAGAGGACGCAATCTTCGGGATCGAACGTGGCCACCGCGGCGCGGCCCCGCGGCAGGAACTGGATCACGCCCTCGCTCTCGACCGCGTCGAAGGCAAAAGCGTTCATGAGGAGCTCGATCTCGGCGCGCGGACTCATCGGCCGGTCCCGGATATAGCCGACGACGATGCCGGCGAGCGCCGTCACGTCGTAGTTCGTGAAGCCCACCCGTTCGCAGCGCTCGGCGACCAAAGCAGCAAGATCGGCGAGACCGATCTTGCCGTTGAGCCAGTGCCCGAGCGGCCAGAGATCGCCGTCGCCCCAAGCGTCGGTGCGGGACGGCCAGGCCGGGAAAGGGCGTGCATCCCAGGTCCAGACAGCGGCGAGGCCGATCATCCGCCCGCCATAGACCGAAGAGATGGGATTGTTGCCAGAGGCGGCGGCCCAATAGGAAACGACCGCTTCGATGCCGCGGCGCTGGATCAGATCGTCCCGCGTGCCGCGCGAATAGTAGGGGAAGAAGCTCTCGGACGACTTCGGATCATAGAAGACGTTCGGCTGATTGGTGCCCTTGTCCACCGACGGGATACCGAGCTCGGTGAACCAGATCGGCTTCGATTGCGGCATCCAGCCGGTCGGCGATCCGCTCTCGACGCCGCCGGGTCGATTGAAGTGCTGGTTGAGCCACCAGTTTCGAAAGTCCTTGGCGCGGAAGACCCACGGTTTGCCATAGGCGCCGTCAGTGATCGTGGTGCGGGTCTGCGTGTCGCGTGCGTTGGAGCTGGCATAGTACCAATCATAGACCTCGCCGCCTTCAACATTGGCGCGCAGATAGCCGAGATCGTAGATCGAAGCGGCGCCGGCAAAGGCATCAAGATGGGCGTTGCCTTCGCGCCAGTCCGATAGCGGCACATAGAGATCGACGCCGACGAAATCGATATCGTTGTCCGACCAGAGCGGATCGAGGTGGAAGAATAGATCGCCGGTGCCGTCGCCGGGATTGTAGGTGTTGTAGTCGGACCAATCGGCCGCATAGCCGATCTTGACGCCGGAGCCGAGGATCGACTTCACGTTCGAGGCGAGCGTCTTCATTTTTGCGACGGCCAGGAAATTTGTCGCGCTGTCGCGAACGGCCATCAGCGCTTTCAGCTCGGAACCGATCAGGAAGGCGTCAACAGCATTCGGTTCGACCGAATTGATGGCGTCGCAGAGCTTCGCATAGTGCAGGATGAAGCGGCGGAAGCTCCACTCGCTTGGTCCCGAATAGCCGGTGGTGACGGCGTTGGTCGATCCGTTCACCGACACACTGATGTCGGAGGCGGCCACCGTCCCGAAAAATGAATTGATCTGCGACGTCGCGCCGGCGGTCTTATCCACCGTTCCGGGCTGACCGGGCGCCGGATTGCAGGTGATCCGCCCTCGCCAGGGATAGACTGGCTGGCCGGTGTTTCCGGTCCATGGATCGGTGAGGGAATTGCCCTCGGCGATGTCCATGAACACGAAGGGATAGAAGATCACCGAGTGACCGCGCGCCTTGAGGTCGCGGATCGCGCGTACAATCGAATCGTCGGACGGCGTGCCGCCATAGGCCGGGCGCCCGTCAACCGTGCTCACGACCAGAGCAGCGCCCCGCGTCAGCGTATGGACCTTCCAGGCGTTCGGCGTCGTCGTCTTTGCCGAGACTTCGACCTTTGGCCGAATGGTGCAGTTTCCCGCGCGGAGATCGTCGCCGAACCAGCCCACGACCAGGAGAATGGTGCCGACGTTCGGAAGCGACGCTTCAAGATCGTCGAGCGCCACATGCCAATCGGCCGAGTCCTGGCCGGCGAACTCATTCTCGGGCGTCGTCGCGCCACCGCCGAGGTCGCGGGTGTGGACCACCGTGTCATAAACGCGCTCGCCAGCGCCAGGGATGAGGGTGATCGCCTCGATGATGTCCTCGAGGCCCGACCCATCCGACGGCGAGACGCGGCGGAAGACTTCGAAGGTCAACTGCGGCAGGCGATTGCCGAACTGGGTGATCTCAAGGCTTTCAAAGACAGCATAGGCGGTGCCGCGATAGGCGGGCGTGTTCGTGGAGCCTTCCTTGCCTTCGATCAGCGAATCCGGCGACTGCCCGAAGCCGCCGCGATGCAGGCGCATCGTGACGCCCTTCATGTCGAGCTGCTTGCCGTCCGCCCAGATCCTCCCGATCCGATCGATTTGGCCTTCGCACAGCCCGACTGCGAAATTGGCATGGTAGGTGTAGGTGGTCGTTTCGACAGTCGATCCGCCGCCACCTTTGCCGCCGCCGCCACTCGTCTCGGTTTTGGCCACCTCCTTGAACTTGGTCGCCCAGATGATCTGGCCCGCGAGCCGCACACGGCCAGCGATTTCGGGAATGGCAGCGCCCTCGGTCGATGCCTGGACCTTGAGGCTGTCGAGCCGCGGTCCTTCGACCTTCTGCGGTCCGGGACCGAATAGCCGGGCGTCGATGTAGCTGCCGGCGACGGTCGCGACCGCGCCGGCGATCGTGGTGATCCATGCAGCCGCGCCCTGCGTCAGGGCCGTGGCCGCGACGGTAAGAAGCAGGGTCGCCATGGAGTTTAGTCCGTCAGGTCGGGAAAGGAAAACGCGAAGCGCAGGCGCCGCGAGCGGTCGCCTCCGCTCCATAGCGTGACTTCCGCGACGGGATGGCTTTCGATCGAGTGCACCATCCGATCGGATGCCGCCATGATGGCGCAGTGCTTCGCCGGCGCCCGCTCCTTCATGGCAAAGAGCAACACATCGCCGGGGCGGGCAGAGCCGATCGCTACCGGGATCATGTGCCGACCGGCGGCTTCGGCCAGCGTCTCACGACCTCGCGCCTCGGCCCAATCGTGCGTGTAAGGCGGCGGGTTCTCCGGCTCGCGGCCATAGATTTCCCGCCAGACGCCGCGCACGAGGCCAAGGCAATCGCAGCCGACGCCCCTCAACGAGGCCTGATGGCGATAGGGCGTGCCGATCCAGGAGCGCGCCGCAGCGACGATCTCGGCTCGGCTAATCATTGAACGACTTGCCGTCGTTGCGGTCGCTTTGGCGAGCGTAGGAGAGCGCATAGTCGTTGCCGGGCATGTGCGGGAAGCCGCCGAAATTGATGACATTCGAGAATCGGTCGCGGCAGGTCTCAAAGCGCTTGTCGCAACCGGCGGTGATCGTGAACGTGTCGCCAATCTGGATTGGACGCGGCATCGGCAGGAACAGCGAAAGCCGCGAGTTGGGTGTTCCTTGAGAGTGGGCCTTCACCTCGATCTCAAGGCCGTCATTGCTGCCGGAGAGCCAGGTGATCTTGCCGCGGCTGAAAATCCCGGAGGCGAACGATCCGAACCCGCTCGCGGTGAAGTCGAAGTTGCTAATGACGCTTGCAACCGTCCCGCTACCGTGATGGCCGGCGCCGCCGAGATCGATCCCGCAGCGCGTATCGCCGAGCTCCCAGGCGCAGGTCCGCTGGAACACGCGCCCGGCGGTCTGCTCGAGCCTCGCGGCAAGGCCGCGAAGCTCGGCCGAGAAGGCCGTTTCGCCACGGGTGACGTTGCCGAGGAAACCCGACCGCACGATCACGCGCTGCGACACGTCCTGCCAGTTGACCCGCAGGATCGTGACCGACGCGTCGTCATAGAGGCCGGCATTGAGATCATCCTCGGTAATCGCGGCCGACGACAGCGCGCCGTCCACGTCGAGGTTCGAAACGGCAAGCCCAAGCTGGTCCTCGATCGCCGTCGCGGTGAAGCCGCTCGCCGCCTTGTAGGTCGTGTCGTCGAATAGGAGATCCCGGTCATGATCGGTGAAGCCCAGAACGGAGCCATCCTGCCGCTGGACCCGCCAGCAATGGCAAAGCGTGGTGACCCCGCCGGCAAGATGCGCGGCGAGGCCTGCATCGAGCGTCTTCATTCGTTGACCTCGATCAGGTTGATCTGCGGGACGATCTGCTGGTCCCAGGTATTCGCCTGAACCGGCAGCTTGTCGGTATCGAAACGGACGGGAACGTCGAAATCGAACGTCGCTGTCGGCGCCGATCCGGGTGGACTGCCGAATGTCACCAAGCCGGTCAGATGATCGATGCCGGATGGTGTGACCGGCGATCCGCCGACCTTGATCGCAACCGTCCCTGAGACGGGCTTGGTGATCGTGCGGACGTGCTCGTAGCCGCCGATGTTGTAGCGCTTGACCAGCTGCCAGACGGTCGGCGTGATCTGGACCATCGCCACGTCGGCAGCCGCATAGTCGTTCCAATCCTTGAAGCGGAACGAGTAGCCACGCCCCTTCACCACATAGAAATGGGCGATGACCGCCTGCATCTCCGCCCGCGTGCGGATGCCGGTCGAGATGTTCCATTCGCCGCGCCCGTTTGCCCATTGGATATTGCGGCGCTCTGATCCCGAGCCGAGCGTCACGACGTTGGTCGAAAAGCCCGGCCCGCCGGTCGCGCCGCGGGCCACCGCGTTCGGAAAAGTGATGTCGAGGAAGGGCTGCGGCATGGCTATCTTCCCCGCATGCCGATCTGCACCGCGCGCGAGAGATCGGCGGCAAGCTGCGTGCGGCTCGCCTGGAACGCGGACGGGTTCGGCGTCTGGATGGTCACGTTGACGATGGGCGACCCCGCCGAACCGCGTGCGTTGTAGCTTTCCGCCTCCCGCCGGCTGAGGACGCGCTCGCCGCGTTGGAGGATCGCCGGAATTTCATCGGGCAAGAGGAACGCGCCGTCATGGAAGCGCGGGGCGTTGCGGAACACGGCCGCCGGCAAGAGGATCGGCCGTCCATCGATGCCAGCGACTCCGCCCTCGTGGAACTTCAGGCCCTTGAGCAGAGAGCCGATGATTCCGCCGACCGACGACATGGTCGGCAGGTTGGTGCCGAACAGGAGGTTCTTCAGCGGATTGAGAAGCGCAAGCTTCAAGAGCTCCTTGTTGATATCGAGAATCGCGGCCCGCCCAGCGTCCGCCCAGGATTTCCAGTCGGTCTTTCCTTGGGCGATCAAGTCGGCGAAGCGGTTGAACACCGTGTCAGTGAGGCCCATCAGCGCCTGGGTGGAGGCTCGCGCCAGGGCAAGCGATTGGTTCAGGCGTTCGATCGCGCCGGCGTTGGCGATGATGGCCTGCGCTTCCTGCGAACTGAGATCGATGCCGCGCTGGACGAGCTGCTGCTTCGTTTGAAGCTGCGCGATCTCGATCGCGGCGAGCGACTCGTTCGTCCCGGCAAGTGCGATCTGCCGCTGGAGAAGCGCGATCTGGTCCTTCTGGGTTTCAATCTGGCCGAGCGCTGTATTCCGCGCTTCTTCCGCATTCAGGCTGCCATAGGCCGCGCGGAGCGCATCGATGACGCGCGTGAGCGTCGTCTTCGCGTCGCCCTCGGCAAGCGACTGCGCCACAAGCAGCGGGCGCAACGCCTGCTCGACTTGCATCTGACGGCGCGCCTGCTCGATTGTCATCGATCCGGCTGCGACGGCATCGTTCAGCCGCTTCTGCGCGGCGGCCTGGGCGCCAAGGTCGGAAACCGACTTCGCTGATTGGGCTGCGGTCTGAGCGATCTCGTCCCGGAGAATTTCGCGCATCCGCGTTTCGACATCGACGCCGTTGCGGATCGCCTCGGTTAGCGCCTTGCGCTTCGCCTCGGCCTGCTGCGCGGCAGCCGCGCCTTGCAGATAGGCATTGGCGACATCCAGCGAGGCGCGTGTGTTGACTGCGAGCGCAAGCGATTGCTCCCGAATCGTTTTGATGGCTTCCGCACGCGCTTTGTCGCCGGCCTGCGTGATTTCGGCTTCCGCCGTCGCCGCGGTGACGACCTGTCCCGACAGTTCGATCCGGCGCCGTTCTTCGGCGATGGCTGCCCGCTGCGCCGGCGTCTTGGCTTCGAGCGCCAGTATTTCCAGTTCGTCGAGCCGGCGGGCTTTCTCGGCCGGAGCAAGCCACGTCTGAACAGCGCGCGTTACCGCGTCATAGGCCGCGGCCACCTGTTCGAGGTCGGCGACTTTCTGGCGTGCCAGCGGATCATTCAAGGCGCCGGCGAGGATGGCTTGCTGCTGCCGCAGGCCCTGCAAGTCGTTGAAGCCCGGCGTCACGTTGCGGGCGATATCACCGGCCAACACGGACGTGCGGGCGGCAAGCGCATCTGTTTTCGCCTGATCGGCGCGCCGCTGAAGCTCGTCGAGCTGCCGCCGGACATTGGCAATGTCGGCGTCGATGGTGGCGAGTGGGCGCTCGAAAAGGTATCGGGCACCCCAAGGTCCGGTGACCCTGGCGCGCTCCTTCTGCAACTCCTCGAGCTGCTGTTGCAGCGTCGGATCGGTGGCGCGATCGATGGTGCGGCCGATTGCATCGAGCGCATTCGAGGCGTTTCGCGTCACGAAATCCCAGGCGCGGCCAAGCGCCGTCGTTGCGTCGGCGGCATCGATCAGCGACGGCTTCAGGGCGTCGAACAGAAGCCTTTGGGCAGCAGTAAGGTCGTTCTGTGCCGCGAGCGTCTTGATGAGCTGCCGGGTTCGGTCATCATAGCCGCCGACCTTGGCGTTGAGCAGATCGACGCCCTTGGCCGGATCGGCAAAGGCCTCGGCAAGTTCCTTGGTGGCGGCCTCGATGTCCTGTCCGGTGGTCGAGGCATAGTTTTTGGCGGCCGTGATCAGGTCGCCGAACTGATCGATGCCAATGCGGCCGGTGCGGAGGAACGCCACCTCGATGTCGCGCGCCGCCGCAACGGAGATGCGTCCTGCCGCGGAGGCACTTTCGGCGATACGGTTCAGTTGGTCGACCGTGGCGCCGGCGGCGCGCCCGACGCCGGCAGTCGCGACCTGAAGCTCCTTCTGCGCCGTGATGTAGCTGTTGTAAGCGTAAAGCGCGGTGCCGCCGACGGCCGCGAGACCGGCGACCAGCAGCGTTGTGGGCGACACCAGCCCGAGCACGATGCGGCCGAGCTCCTTGAGGACGCCGCCGACGCCCATGCCCGAACCGGCGAACACCTGGGCGATCTGGGTGCCTTGCTGAAGAAGCACGGTCAGCGGGCGCTGGCCGCTGGCGAGGCCGACGACCACGTCGTTGAGCTGATATCCGAGATTGACGACCTGATAGCTGGCGAGCCGCGATCCGTCGCCGACACTCTTCAACGCATGGGCTGTCGCGGTGAATCGGTTCTGCGCAAGCTGATGCGCCGCCGCCTGCTCGCGCGCTGAGATCGTTCCGGCCTTGAACAGCGCATTCGCTTCGGCGATCTCGGCATTGAGCCGCGCCTGGGCAGCACCGAGCGGATCAATCTGAGCGCGCAGCGCCTTGGTGCGCGCTTCGAGGCTTTCGGTCGCTTTCGCGGCCTCTTCGAATACCTTGGCGGATTCGCTCGCCGAGCCAGCGCCCGCCGTCCCGATTCCCATGAAGGCGTTGAACTTGCGCTGGGCATCATCGGCGCTTGCTGCTTGCCTGGCAGCTTGCGCCAGGCGCTGAAGCCGCTGGGTTTCGCGATCGGTTGCCGCACCCGCGGCATCCATCGCCGTGGTGGTGCGATTGAAGGCGTCCTGGCCCGCCTTGCCGACTTCTTCGAAGGCGCGCCGAACGTCATCCTTCCCGGTGACGCCAATGCGGATCGAGACGTTGCGGTCGGTCAAGGGCCGATTTCCTTGGCATAGGCGCGCACGACGAGCGGCTCGATTTCAGGCAGGGCGTCAACAAGGACCGGATTGAGCCCGCCCATGGCGTCGGCGAGCAACAGAACCGCCGCGAAATCGAGGCCATAGACGCCGCTCATCACCGCGCGAAGCTGTCCGGCCGAGCGGCGAAAGACTTCCCAGGCGGCCCTGCCGTCGTCGGTCTGAGGCGCGTTCTCTAGGTAGGGACAGCCAGCGCACGCTTGCGGGCACGCCGCGCAATAGGCTTCGCCCCCGCCGAAGTGCCATTCGGCGAGAGCGAGGATGCGTTTTTTTCCTGCGTTCCGATCAGCGCCGGCGCGACATAGAGGCGGTCAATCGCATCGAACGCTTCCCAAAGCTCAAGCAGCCCGTCGATGTTCTCAGGCGTCGGTTCGATCGGTTCGCCGTTCACGTCGCCAACGCCGGCCCATTCGAGGATTCCCCATCGCGCGAGGCGGCGGGTGAAGGCGGCGCTTCCGACGAAGAGACCGTCGCCGTCCTGTGACTGCATCGCCTCCGCAGCGGCTTGCCTGGCGGCAATGATCGCCGCGACGGTTATCGGACGGACCTTGATCCGGACGCCGGGAAGGAGGTCGAGCCAATAGGGTTCGCGCTGCCGCGTGGCGAGCCTGAGCATGCCGGTATCTCCAATCAGTGGTTGGTCAGTAGGACGCTACGTCGTTGACGAGCGTGACGGTGCAGGTGGCCTGGAGGCTTGGGTGCTCCGACGCCTGCCAGTTGAAGCTCGCCTGCACGCCGGCCGGGCCGGTGATCGGCAGCTTCGGCTTCGGCAGGAAGACGTTGTGGACCGTGTGTCGAAGCAGCTTCCCGGCGGCGATCTGCCATTCGAACACAAGCTCGATCGCCGTGCCGGCGACGGCCAAATCGAGAAGCGCCGTGTCGGCAAAGCGGACCGCGATCTCACCGTTCACCGCCAGCATGGCGGGGTCGGCGCCGGCGATGCGGCCGTCCGGGCGAATGACTTCCACCTTGTCCAGTCCGTTCGAGTAATTGAACCGGCCGGAGACTACATTGCCGAGCGGCACGCCGTTCCGCCTGATCTGGCCGATGAATTGCGTGAAGCGCTCGATGACGGCCTCGGTCGGGGAGCCCGCGCCGGACGAGCCGGATCGTGTCTCGCCCTGCGCGATGATGCCGATGGTGGCGTTGAGAAGGCCGGAGCGTTGAAGCTGAACCGACAGCGTGTTCGCCATCGCTCCGAAATTCATGCCGTAGCTCGGCACGTCCGGCATGCCGACCTCGATCGCGGCAGACGGCAGCGCGAGCGCCCCGGACAGGAAGATGTGATTGTAGGGGCCGCTCGCCGATCCGCCGGCGAGCGTTGCGCCCGAAGGCGTGCCGTTCGAGGCAGGCGACGAGCTCGCGGCCAGAGTGAAGCTGTTGCCGCCGGTGCCGATGGTCTTGTGCGCGATCAGGATCGCCGTGCCGGCGAGGTTGAGCGCGTATATCGCGTCATCCACGTCCGGGTCGGCGCTGGCATTGAGCGAGAGGACCGCGTTGGCGAGCGTCTCGGCCAGCGTCGCGCCGATCTTGATCTCGTCGGCTCCGGCCGGCGTGCCGGTGACGAACGTGAAGTCAGTTCCGTTGATCGTGATTGTGCTGTTGTTCGCCGGCTGGGCGCTGAAGGTGATGGCGCCGGTGGCCGCCACGCCCTGCGTGGTGGTCGGCGCTCCCAGGAGCAGCTTCAGCCAGTGCCCGAAATTCCGGAGATCGAGCGGGACGACCACGTCGCCGTCATTGTTGATGACATCGCGCGCCGGCTGTTGCGGATCGCGGCCGTAGCCGAGCAGGTCGCTTTCGATGAGGTTCTGTTCCTCGCCGAGCGCCGAGGACACGAATGGCACCTTCTTGAAGCCGGAACCGGGTGGAACCCCATAGGTCGATTCAAAGGCCAATGCCATGACGGCATTGGCCCCGCGGGCACGGGCCATGGAAGCCTCCTTGAGAAGAGTTCAGGTAAGCGGATCGGGCGTCGCGTAGTGGGCGACGATCGCCGTATCGGCCCATCGGCCGGAAACCGCGCCCGCCGTCTCCAGATCGTCAGAAGACGGCGCCTCGGGCTCGATGAAGTCGCAAAGGCCATCAAGCGTCCGATTCGCGGCAACTGCTGCGCCAATTGCCGAGAGCATCTGGTCAAGCGCTTCCTCGCGTGTGATTGGCGCCGAGGCGAAGGCGGCGAGCTCGATCGGTACGCGATGGGCGTAAACGTAAGTGAGCGGCGAGAGGAGAACCTCCGGTTCGCCCGGATCTCCGTCGCGGATGATCACAAGACCGCCGGGCGGAATCCGCTCGGGCTTGTCGAGGTTGCGCTTTACGTCCGCGGACGGCAGGGCGGCGGCGACGAGCGCTTTGATTGCCCCGATCACCTGCTCGCGCCGGCTTGCCATCCCTATCTCCAATGTTGGGCAATGAGGCCAGACACCCGATCGGCCCAGCGGTCGCCGGCGCCGTCGATATCAAGTCGCTTGCCTAGCCTCACCAGCGGGACGAGAACGAAGATCACGAGGAACTTGCGCCCCCCGCTGAGCGGCGTCCGCATTGGCGCGAATTTCTTGCGACGGCGCCATCGTGCTGGCTGCCGCACATAGGAGGCATCGGTTACGAGCAACGCGTGGCCGGGTCGCGGGACGAAACGCAGCTTGACGCCGGTCTCGTTTTCCCAGATCGCGGGCGTCAGCCGCTTGTTCTTGACCGTGGTGTGGATCACGCCCGCGTCGCGCGTCGGCACCGCGAGGAAGCGCCGGTTCCGTGCCACGATCGGAACGCCGCGCTCGAAGGCATCAACGATATCGGGCGCGCGCGACCAGACATAAGCGACTGAATTGATGCTCGCGCCGCCTTCGGGGAACCGCTTGCCGCGCCAAGTCTTGGCCAGCCGCTGCCCCATTCCGGCGGAAACTACTTGGCTGCGAAGCTCGTCCTTGAGGCCGGCTTGCACCTCATTCATGGCCTCGGAAACTGCGATCTCGCTGTCGTCATAGGCGCGCTTGAGCACCGCGCCAAGATCGTCGGCTTTGAAAGCAATTCGCATCGACAGTCGAGAGTGTTCTCTCCCTCACGAACCTTTGGTCGAGGACGCGAAGAGGAAGCTGTTGATCGTCTTTTCCTTAACCTCGCGGAAGGGGTTGCACTCGGCGAGCCTGGCATCCATCTCGGGGTCCGATTTCCACGGCACGCTCAACAGACTCCAGTCGATTTGGATGTATTCGCCATCCTTCGAGATCAGGATGCCGATTCCCTTTGAGACCTTTGCGTCGTACATGGCCGCATAGGTCAAATTCTGAAGCCCCGTCGTCCGGGTTTTCTCTCCTTCGGGGCCTGACACAGGGAGTTGCGGATCGAGTGGCGCGATCATGAACGTGCATCCGGTGGCCGGAAAGGTCATGCGGAAAGGGCGTGCAAACTCACCCTTCTGAACGGCCTCAAGCGATTTCATGAACCGAACCTTCACCTCCCGCCAGACGGAGCGCGGGACGCGCGCGAACTCCATCATGATGCGATAATAGTCATAAGGCTGTTCGGTGCGCTGTATATGATCGTGCAGATTCCCAATCAGCGACGACAGGTCGAAGTCATCTAGGTCCTGTACGAACCGCCGCAATGTCTCTCGCGACGTCGGTGTTGGAAGTCTTTCCTCGCTTAGGAAGGCCCCCATAATATCTGATTCATCGACGACGATCCCCGCATCGCTGAGCTTCGGCGTGACCTCCTCGCGAAACCCGAAATAGCGTCGAATGTCCTCAGGCACCCGGAGTTTCTCAAGAACCCCGAGGTAGTCGTGAGCGGCCAAAACGTGGATGAATCCAGCCGTACGGCTGATGTAGAATCGCGTTTGCCAGCAGTCTTCGGGTAGCGCCCGCCCGCCAAGGAAGACGACTATTTTCGTGATGTTGGCGAGTTCCCTGCCGCGGATATCAAAGCCGTGGCCCCGCTCGTTTGTGATGCGGATGTCCTGGTGATCATTGAGATAGCGCAGAGTATCCCGGACTTGGCTGGTCGCCGTTCCGATAACTTTCTTCTGGAACCATGATCGCTCAGCTTCCGGGTCCTCGGTTTCGTTTTCACGCTGCTTCAGCTGCAACACGAATGCGTATTCGCCAAGCCACACGAGGTTGTCGGCGAGCTCGAACTCCGTCCCCGGCTGCGGGGCGAATTTGTTCTGGGCGAATGTGAACTCTTTCCAGAACGCCAAGCTGTTAAGGTGAGCGATATACTCTTCAAGCGTCATCAGACGGGCCTCGTTGAGGCGGCGGGCGAATCGTAGGTGCGCGTCGAGGGGATGGAACGGCACCGTCCCATGTCAACGAGACCGCAGTGCGCCATACGCCGGCCGACGACGATCATTGTCGCATTCCATGCGAAGCTGCAAGAAGACGGTCTATTCGATCTTCGACCCTTCGCACGTCCAGACGAGACCGAGGCTGTCGCGCACGGGCGTGCCGATGATATCCAACAAGTCACCGGCGATCTCGACGGTATCGCCCATTGCAGGCGTTGCGATTTCGGAAGACCGAACGTCGATCAAGACAGTAGCCAAGACGGCGCGGCTGCTCCCGAACCCGACTACCTCGTCCGGCGATTTGCGGATGACGCGCACGGGCGTGCCGCCGCCGGTACCGCCCGCACGCCAAAGCGCGTCCTCCGCCACATGGACGTCGCGGAAGATCGCGTCGATCGCCCCTCCGAAGGCTCCCTGCATCAGGGTTAGGCCTCGTTGGCGCGCGCCACGCCATTGAGCCGGACGCGGCCGGTCGTGCTGCCGGCAGCATTGTCAACCGCGGTCACGGCTGCGCCGATCAGCAGATTGCCGGTGGCGACGCTGGTGCAACGCTTGTTGGTGTTATCCCAGTAAATGAGTTGCCCGATCGTCCATGCCTGCGAGCCGATCTTGGTGAGATCGAACACGCCGGTGGACTTCAGGGCCACATCGGTGCCGCTCAAGGCGTCGCCACTGCAGACGCCGAAGAGCTGACCGACTTGCGCCCCTTGGCCGGCGGTTCGGTCGTATGGCGCGGCGGCCGTGATCGTATCGCCCGGCTGGACATAGTTCTTCATGAGGGTACCTCCTGAAACGAAAGGACCGCCGAAGCGGTCCTTTCGGGGTTGATCCGATCCTTGAGCGCCGGCTTACGAGTTGGCACCGGCGTTATAGAAGACGCCGCGGTAGTCGAGCGCCTTGGCAGCGAAGTCGTGCCGGACCTTGATCTCCACACCGTCCACCTCGAAGCCGGCGCGCTGATCGATGAACGGCTCCGTCTGCCCTTCGAGATGGGCGTATTCGACCGTATCGACGAGGTTCGGGTCGGCGGCGAGATACCAGGGTTGCGGACCGCCGGTCTTGAACAGCCGCGGCTCTTCGACGATTTGCAGCGATCCCGTGAAAGCGTTCACGTCGGAGGCTTTCACCGGAGTGGTCGCCGCGATCATCTTGCGCGCCTCGATGGTGCGCTGACCGGGCGGCACGATGATGTAGTGCGGACGGGCGTCGATATATTCCTTGTCCGCGCCCGAGCCGTCGCCGAGATCCTTCTGCTGCGTCATCTTCTCCCATGCTTCGGACAGGGCGGTCTCGGCGATTACCGCGGCGGTGCCGACGTTGCCGTGGTTCGCGTGGAAGAGCGCCACGCCGTCGGCAAGGTTCGCATTGGCAAGGAGCACATTGTAGACGATGCTCGATTCCAGATCGGCGGCGCGCTGTCCGGCGGTGCCAAGCGCTCGGTCGAAGGCGCGGAGATCGTCGTTGATGATCGCCTGCCGCGTGAGCGGGACAATCCGGCCGTAGGTTGCGAGCTGATAGGATTCGCGACCTTCCGCGATCGAGCCGTAGCTGAACTCGGCGCCTTCCATGACCGGCTTGAGCGCCGGGAAATTGCCGATCTGCGTCGGATACATCGGCTTGAAGTCAGTCGCCGTCGTTCCGCGCGCCCACGTCTGGAAGGTACGCGGCGTCCCGACATAGGCTTGCCGAAGCCGCTTGCCGGCGACGGCAGCAAGGATCAACGGGAAATCCGAGGTCGATTGCAGGCCAGCGGCGCGCGTCGCCTGGTAGGCGATCTCGTTCGGCGTCATGCCGCGCGTGCGCACGCCGGCCGCTTCGAGGCAGTCGCGCGCCACGTCGATCAGCCGCATGCCACGATACTCGCGGGCGCGGTCGGTCATCGCGAAGGCTTGCGGCTGCGCGCGATGCAGGATGGCCTCGGCGATCGCCTCGCGGCGGGTAACGGTAGCGTCGAGGCCGCCGGCCGGCATCGAAACCTGCGAGTGCCCGATGCCGCGCGCATCACGCTCGGCCAGCTTGTCGAGGATCACCTTGCGCGCGTCGGCGACTGAGACGTTGCGCTTCACGAGGTCGTCGGCAACCGCGCGATCGAGCTTGAACTGATCGACGAGCCCCGTGATCGTCGTGATGCGCTCCTGCTCCGCAGCGCGCACCTGTTCGGCGTTCACCGTTTCCGGGGCAGGCGCGGGCGCTTCGACCGTGCGGGTCGCGTCGTTCGGCTTGTCTTCCGCCGGTGCGCTGCCCGGCACGTCGTTGTTTTTCGACATGGCATGATTCTCCTGATTGTCGGGCTTCACCCGGTTGGTGACTTCGAAGGGAAAGAAGGGGTCCGGTTGCTCGGTGCGTACTTGGGCGCCCGGATCGGCGCCGATGGTCACGAAGCTGAGCTCGTAGGGCGTCCAGCGTTCGACGAACCACTTCTCGACTTCGCCAGCCGTCTCCGATTTCTCGATACGAACCTTGTCGATCGAGTAGCCGACCGAGATGTTGCGGACGATCCG